GGTCTATTTTAGACTAGTTTTGGATCAAAAGTCTATTATGGTAGCAAATATACAAGTTTGTTGTGGTCATTCTGTTGCATATAAGTTTATTAAAGGCCATTTTGTTAGTGGGTATATATGACCTCATACACACACTATTAATTAAATATATTCGGCATTTTTAATTTTGGCTTAACTAGGCTATTGTCTTAATAGCTGTATTATGGCTTAAATAGGCATATTTTAATGTCGCACAATATACAAAGTCAGACATTAAATACTTATATCGGCAATGTACTAATCAATGCATTGCTTTATTTAAGCCTTTATTTATTCATTTAATAGTTCATTGACTCCAAAACGATGGGGGGAGGGTCGGTTGATAGGGGTAGGAGTCACTTAACTTAAAAATCAGTCAGACCATACACAAAATAATTTTTCCTTAAAAATTCTATAAAATTTTTTCCTAAAAAAACTATTTTTTTATCATTTTTTATATTAAAAATGATATCATAGTATCATTTTTTTGTAATTTTTACAAAAATAGTACCCCTTTTTCAATGCTTAAATAAGCCAAAAAAGGACTTAACCTTGACAAATGGGAAAAAGTGTGCTATAATGTGTATATGAGACTGAAATATATCCCATATTCAAGTAAAAAAGAGAACATTCCACTTAAAAAGGATGAATATGAATACCTGCTTGTAATTAGTGCTTTGAAAAGTCTTAGGAATCGTTTAGAGAGAAGAAATGCTAAAAAGGAAGGCTTTAATAAGCCACTGAAAAAATGGAATCTGCAAGAAATTGAGGACTTTTATATAAAAGGTAATCTGGTACCAGTTCAAGAAAAGTAACGCTGTAGGTCAAAATTTTAGTTCTTTTAACTAGGGAGTGACTGAACAAGGTCTATGATACAGATCTAAGGTGCATGGTAGTCATCGTAGTGACTGCTGTGGCAAACAGTGAAATCAACTTCAAACTAGTATCACGCTGTGTGCGAGAATTTATCCTGGGTAATTGTTTTTTCTCGCCTCCCTAATTAAGAGAATTATTGGATTCATGGAAACAACTTTTAATGAAAAATCTGCTCTTAGTGGTAGGGGTGGGTGGCGGCCAGGAGCTGGTCGACCTAAAGGCAAAAAGAACCTTACAACAGTCCGTAAGGCGATTTTGGAGTACACATCCCCTCAGGAGTTAAAGAACATGGTAGAACGGGCTAAGAAGTTAGCCAAGACTGACAGTAAAGTTTTGATGTGGTATTTGGAAATGTGTTTTGGTAAAGCTAAAGTTGTGGATAAGGAAGTTGGCAAGACTACAAATAACATAGCTGTATTTTTAGATAAATTAGAACAAGAAAGGTTAAACCCACCAGTAGATGGAACTGTCTATACAGGAGATCCATTAGACACTATCTATGTGGGAGACCCAATTAATAATGGACCAACGACTTCTGGACAAAAATTGGAGACTGAGGCATTTATATACGATCAAAGACAGGAATCAGAACAAGATACAGTTCAAGCCTAATAGGGCACAACAACATTTTAATGCAAATAAACATACAAGAAATATAATTCTAAAGTCTAGGCGTTTGGGGTTTACTACCTTTGAAGCCATAGACATGTTAGATGATACTCTTTTCTCGCCAAACTTTTCTGGACTGATTATAAATTACGAGAGAGGAGAAGCTATCAACATTTTTAAAGAGAAGATTCAGTTTGCTTGGATGAACTTTCCCGATGAACTCAAATCGCTTTATCGGCTGGATAGTGAACAGTCTGGGCGTTTAACCTTCGATTTCGGAGATAAGACAGTTTCTTCCATAGCGGTAGCGGTTTCTGGTCGTGGAGGGTCAAACAATCGTATTCACCTTACCGAGTTAGGTAAGATGGCTAAGAAGTACCCTTCAGATGCGGAAGAGTTTGTTTCAGGAACAATTCCTTCAGTTCCTTTAAGTGGTCGGATTGACATTGAATCGACTGCTGAAGGACAACAAGGACTTCTTTATAAGATGTTTTGGGAAGCCTGGAACAGAAAAAGAGATCCGTTTCCAACAGAGTTTAAAGCACATTTCTATAATTGGACATGGGATGATGACGAAATGTCCAAAGTCATAACACTTATTCCTGTCGAAGATATGGAGCAATCCAAAGTCTTCAAGGACTATCAGAAGAAGTACGAACTGACAGACCAACAAATTACCTTCTATTACCTTAAATGGCTGGGAGTGAACAAGGATTGGAATAAGATGCACCAGGAGTACCCTACAACGCCAGATGAGGCCTTCGTGGGTTCTGGTCATCACATGTTTGACTCTGGAAAGATAGAGAACATGATGCTTAGGGCAAAACCTGGCAATGTGGTAGATGACTGGATTTTCTATGAACCCTATAAAGAAGGGCATAGATACGCTGCTGGAGTGGATGTGGCTGAGGGTGTCGGTCAAGACTCATCAACGATTGTCATAATGGATTTTACGGAAAAGATTCCGACAGTAGTAGCTGAGTTTGAGTCAAAAAAGATACCGCCAGATGTTCTGGCTTATGAAGTCAAGCGTGGTTGCATGAAATACGGAGAGGCTATCGCTGCTGTTGAAAGAAATAATCATGGCCATACGACTATCGCAACGCTTAAAGGAGTCTATCCAAACCTCTATACCGAGATAAGAGAGGACAAAGTTTCCGATACTATTACAGAAAAGCTGGGTTGGATTACTTCTGGAACCTCAAAACCCAAAATGCTCTATGAGCTCAAACAAGCCATAGACCAAGACGCAATCGAAATACCTTCAAAATATATATTAGAAGAATTAAAAGCTTATGATAAAGAGGACATAAGTGTCACCAAATTTAAACCAGACCAATCTCGTCATTGGGATAGGGTAATGGCACTTGCGATATGTTATCAGATGGCAGTATTCGCTTTTGACGAAGAAGCCGAGATAACGGATCATCCTATAGAACAATTTTAATGGATAAAAAAACGGAAGCAATTCCACAATATAGCGAAGAGGTCTCAAGTTTCATGACCTTTTTAAGCACGCATGCTAGTATGACCGTCAATCTTACTAGCGAGGTTGCTTATACACAAAGGGAAGTCATAGAAGATGATGTCCTTGACAGAAACTTTAAGTTTTCTGTTCCAACAATGGCAGATGGAACTGAAAAGGTTTATTTCTCAATACCTTTCATATTGGCTGATACGACTTATAGGAATACCAATATGGACTCCAAAGACTTACAGGTTAAGTCTGACAACTATGCTGCTATAGACTGGATTCCGCTTATCAGGGGTGCGGTTAAAAACTACTTGAAAGTTTACAATTTCGATGAACTGATGAATGACATTAGGCGTGAACTGATAGATATGGGTCATGTCATTACCAAGGAAGTTGGAAACGAAACCAAGATAGTTAGTCTTTTAAATGTAGTTAGACCAGCCGATATAATGAATATTCAGGATGGTGGAGTGGCTGAAGCTAGTTACATGACATTTGAACAACTGGAAATGAATAAGGAAGAGTGGAAAGACAGTTGGAGCAAGATACTGAAGCTTAAAGAAATAATGGATTCAGTCCAACGCAAGACTTATCGTGTTTACGAATGGTGGACTGTTGATGAATTTACTGTCGGAGGTCAAAAGAAAAGAACGAAAGGATGCCACAAGTTTTTGGATTGTTCAATGTTTGATTCAACTATTGCCGATACTCCAGAGAATTGGTCTCCATATCTTTTACTGGAAAGTTTTTCTTCTCCATATTTTGAAAAGGTTCAAGACAAAAATCGCTTAAAGAAATTGAAAGCACTTGGTCTTATAGAAAAAGGAGATCAAGAGAGAATTTTTCCATATTGTGAAGAAAGATTGGTTAAGGTTCCTGGTAGATGGAAGGGCATGGGTTATTATGAACTCCTTCGCAATGAAGGCAAAGCCTTTCAGAAGACCATGAATGAGAAGTTGAGATATGACGAACTTCTGCATAAAGGAATTATAGTTCATACCAAAGCACCATTTGCTTCTAAGGGAATGGGTCGGGGAATTGAAGCTGATGTTATTAATAGAATCCAGACTGGAACAATGATTAGTATAAAGTCTGGTGAAAAATTAGACAGATTGAATCTTGGTTCTTTGACTGCTGATTTCTTGGCAACTGCTGAAGCATGGTTCAAACTCGCCAGACAAAAAGTGGGAGTTAGCGAAATTGCCATTGGAGACAAGATGAAAGCTTCAACTACTGCGACAACTGCGGTTATTAACGAAAGACAGTCTAAAAATGCTTTTGACATAGTTAATGAACAGCAAGGCTTATTTTTTGCCAATTTGTTCTCAAGATTCAAGATAAAAGAAATTATTGATGAAATTACGGAACAAGAGTGGACTAAGATTATTGGAAGTGCGGATGAACTCAAGAGAATGGAAGAAGCCTTTATTGAGAATTTGGTAAAAAATGCGGTTATTAATTCTGTTAATGAAGGCAGAATAATTCCAGAAGGTTCATCGTTGCCACCAGAAGATTTAGAAAGATACAAACAAGCGGTACAAGTTGCCAGGTCAAAACAGGGAGAGGCAAGATTTGCTCAGTTTAAGAAAGACCTGATAAAAGATTTTGAGTTCAATGTATCGTTCTTATTTAACAACAATGTTTTTGATAGACAAGTTGTCCTTAACTCTATTGATGCAACCATTAATGCTGTTATCGGAAATCCAATGAGTGAAATTGATGTTAATAAACTCGTTGAGATGAAAGCCGATATTATGGGATTGGATGTTGCAAGCATTAGAAAAAGCCCTCAACAAATTGAGGCTGATAGAGCTGCTGCAATAGCAGCCCAGCAACCAGCGGGTGCGGTAAATCCACTTGAGGGAATAGGTAAGGAGTTCGGACAATCTAACCAACAAGGAATTTAGTTTATGGAAATACAAAAAGAACAAGAAAGAACACAAGAGTTATTTTTGACAGCCTGGAGAAGTTCTGACTTTTACGACTTTGTTAGAAAGATTATAGAGAAAGAAAGAGATGAGTCATATTTGGCTGAAGCTATGGCTAAAAGATACGAACTTAATGAACCAATGAGCAATGAAGAAATAGGAGAACAAGCCAGAATTGAATATCAAATAAAATTAAGACTACAAAATATTTTAGACATGCTTGAATAGTACTCACTCTCACTGAGTATTCGGTGGGAGAAAGTAATACTTAACCATAAAATCACATGGAAGAATTAAATCAGCAGGAAGACGAACTTAAAGATTCGTTAACTCCTAACGAAGATTCTGAAGATGACGATTTAGATTTCTTAGACGAAGAACCTAAAAAAGAACCTGAAGAATCGCAAGAACCTGACGGTTCACAAAAAGCTCTTGAACTGCTTAACACAGAACTCAAGAAAAGAGGACTCGATAAGAATTATAAATCATGGGATGATGTCGCTAAAAGTGAAAAACAAAGAGACATCGATTTCGCAAAAAAAGGCATGGAAAAACAAAATGAGAAACTCAAGGAAGAAGTTATTTCAAATCCTGATAGTTTACTCATAAAAGAGCTTCAGTTAAAAATTGATGCACCAGAATCTAAATTCGTCATTGACGAAATTAAGAAGGAACATCCAGGAAAAGATCCTTATGAAATTTGGAACTCTTCTGAATATTATAAACGAGAAGCTGCTGTTCGTGCTGAAAATGAACGAAATAAAACCAGGATTACGAACCCCTCTGGAAACTCGGAGGAGCAAAAGAAAGTGGATGAGATGAGCCAAAAGTTCATGAAAAACTTTCCACCTTCTGTGCAAAAGGCTATGGATAAAATGAAAAAACCACAAAAAGCCTAGAGCTACGTAATTAATTAAAATCTAATAAAATGGACTTCAAATTAAGAAATGGCGAACAAGTCCGAACTGTTTTGGCTACCAAGGATTCAGCTACTGTTATTGAAGCTGGTGATTTGGTTGCTTTGAGTTCTGGTCTTATCATCAAAGCTGTTGACGGTTCTACTGCTATTGCTTATGCACCCAAAGGGGCTGCTGCTGGTGAAACGGAAGTAGAAGTTACAGTTGGAAATGATTTTGAATTGGAAGGTACTGCTAGTGGAAACTTTGCAGTTACCGATAAAGGAGCTGAAGTTGATTTGGTTGTTGAATCTACTGTTCAACATATCAACCTAGAGGCTTCCTCTACTGATGTTTTCAAGGTTGCTATTGACAAAAATGCTGGAACTGCTGGTTCTGCATCAAGCGTAATCGTGAAGATAAACAAACCTTTATTCTAGGTTAAAAGAAGAAAATTAAACACTTAAAGAATTAAATAATATGTCGTATGCGTTACACGCAGTGAAAGGTGTGAAAGAATCTTTCGACCTAGCTGCTGCTGCTTCCATCCTAGAATACAAAGATGCTCGCATCTTTAATTTCGAGGATACCCAAGAGTGGACAGAAATCTTCAATGCCACTGAAGGTATGACTGGAGCAAAAGAACTTGCAGATGCAGAAACTCCTCCAACGCTTGATGAAAGCGAAGGTTACCAGGTTTCTTTGTCTGGCAAAAGATATGGTGCAGCTATCGAGCTCACCGAAACAGATCTTATCAAGGCTGGTGACAGCACTGTTATGATCGATACTTTCCTTCAAAGAAAAAGAAATGATGTTCTTACTGAAATGAGAAATTATTTCTTGGAAGACATCTTCACAATGTTGAATGATGCTTTTGATGGAACTTATTTCCTAGCACCTGATGGAATTGCACTTTGCGGTACTCACGTTTACAAAGCAACTTCAACGACTTTTAACAATGCAGTTACAACTGTTTTTGGTCAAGATGCGATTGATGACCTTGAAGAGTACGGTGGAGCTTTCCAAGATGCGTTTGGAAAACCACGACCTATCACTTTTGACACGATTATCGTGAAGAAAGGTTCTGATGCGGCTCGTGAAGCTAAAAAATTGTTCGGAATGTACGGAATGACTCCTACAGCAGTTGCTGATATAAACATCTATGAGGGTCAATACACCCTTATCGAAACTCCTTATATCACTTCAACGAATAAGAAATTCTGGTTTGCTGTTGCATCCAGAGAAAAGAATCCTCTCTATGTTGGTATCATAAAGATGCCTTCAATGAATGAACCAATCAAACAGAATAACGAAGCTGTTCGTTCTAATGTCACTGCTTATTGGAAAAGAGGAATCAATTGTTTGCCAATCGGGTTTTTTGGATCTACAGGCGCAGCTTAGGTTTCCGTACTTATACTTTTTAGTGTAAGTCAATGGGTATTCGCTATCGTAAGTGTGGGGAGAGGTAATATCTCTCCCCCAGCCCATGCTTTATAATTAATATTACTAATTATGAAAAAAACATGTTTATATTGTGGAAATGAATTTATTGGACATAAAGGAGGTAAAATTCAAAAGTATTGTTCAGCAAGATGTCGTAGACATCATTGGAGAAAAGTTATTGGAAGAGATAAATATAAAATATCTCAAAAGAAACAAGATGAAAAGTCTAATCTTAATCCAAATAGGCGATTCTCAGAAATACGATATCACTCAAACTTACGCAAACATGAATTTACTTTAACATTTGACGAATTTATGACTTTCTGGAATGGCACTTGTGTTTATTGCGGAAACAAAATAAATGGTGTTGGAATAGATAGAGTTGATAGTTCCATTGGTTATGTGTTAGATAATTGTGTTCCTTGTTGTAAAACATGCAACATAATGAAAAATACACAAACTGTTGATGAATTTATTACACAATGTAAAAAGATAGTAAACAACTTGGAACAGATTGGTTGAAATACCACTGTTCACCCATTCAATTGGGAGACTGCCAAGGTGCAATCCCTTGACCTAGAAAAATAATAATATGGCATCAAAACATACCTTTATAGCTTACGGAGATGGATTTTGGGTAAAGAACTCTAGCGGAGTTTTAGTACAAATTATTGATAAGGATGGATATTGGGTTGGACCAGATATTACATCTACATCCCCATCTACTTCACCTTCCAGTTCTGTTTCTGTTTCAGCTTCAAGTACTCCAAGTACTTCTCCAAGTACCTCTCCAAGTTCATCTGCATCAAGTTCTGCATCGTCTAGCCCTTCAGCTAGTTAATTCATAATCTAACAACAATATGTCCTACAGTTATAAGTGGGTCGCTACTGGTGGAGGATTGTGGATTAAAGAACATGGTTCAGGAAAATTAAGGCAAGTGGTTACTAAGGATGGTTACTGGTGTGGAAGAAGAATAGTTTCTACTTCCCCATCTACGTCTCCATCTAGTTCTGTAAGTACTTCCTTGTCGGTAAGTACCTCTCCTAGTACATCTCCTAGCACTTCACCAAGTTCTAGCCGAAGCACTAGTCCTAGTACGTCACCTTCAAGTTCAGTTAGTTCTTCGCTGTCAATCAGTACTTCACCAAGTACTTCACCATCGAGCTCGCTGTCAATCAGTACTTCACCAAGTACTTCACCAAGCACTAGTCGAAGTACCTCACCGTCTACCAGTCCGTCTTCATCTCCTTCAATTTCAACCTCACCGTCAACTAGCCCAAGTACTTCACCTAGTTCCTCAACTTCAAGTTCACCTTCAGCTAGTTAAAATAGAATATTTCCCCAG